CACCCCATTATTGCTTGCATCTAATTCAACAGTGTGATAATGACCACCCACTACGCTGGTAATACCTGCAGTAACTTCATTCATCATCTTTTGTTCATCGTCAGATACTTCAGTATCTATTGATGTAACAAATTCTTTATAATCTTGATCATTATCAAAACTTTTTCTTATCGAAAATAGTGAGTCTTGATTACATGGAACACTTACTACAGAGATTTCTAGTAACTCTACATCAGTAATAGTCATAGAATCATCTTCTCTATTGTATTTTCCGTCTTTAACTCTAAAACCTACTGAAAAGCTCTTTAAAGCTCCATCTTTAATTAGAGTCTGAATACCATGAAGCTTTTCAGCAGCATCGCTTACAGAACCTTCAACAAATATACCTTTTTTATCAACTTGAATTTTATCAATACGGCCAATAGGCGCATCATGCTTATGTTGATAAAGCATTACAGGATTTCTTCTAAAATTCTCTACACCTTTAGCCCACGCTTCAGCGGTGACAACATCACCAGAACGATCTTTAGCAGTGGTATTAGCGTATCCAGCAATTTTAAGAGATTTTGATCCTTTTTTTAAGGCTTTTGTTTCGAAGGAACTGTTTAGATATAATGTTTTATTAGTCATTTGTTTCTTCCTCGATTGTAGAATCCCCTTCTGTAGGTCTTCCACCTTGGGTAGCATCTGTTGCACTACCTGTTATGTTTTGTGGTACTCTTATAGTATCATTATCTTCCAATTTTGGAAATTTTAATCCTTCACGAGCCTCATTTGGGGTTATAATTCCCGTATTAACCAGAGTAGAATAATAAATAGCTTGTGTTCTATTATCTGGTTGTAGGGCCGGTACTACTAGCCTATCAGGACGAATAGTAACACCATTATTAAAGAAATGTGAGAATGCACTTCCAAACTGATTTAGCATAGGGAGTATAGTTTGTAAATAAAATAATTTTTGATTAGCATCTATATTAGCATTATTACCAGATTTTAATAGTACATAAGGCACACCTAAAGCCTTAGCCATATCCATTTGTATACGTTCTATAGAATTTTCAAAGTCTAGTTTATCAAAACTTACAGCCGAGAAAGGATCAATTTTAAGACCCCCATCTAAAATAGCTGGATTACGTGCACCATCAAAAATAGTATTATAAGTAGAGCGCCAAGATTCCAATAATCTTTGTTTTACTCTTTGTGAAAGTATGTTGTCTGTAGATAATACGAAACCTGGAAGAGCATTATTCTTAAAAAACTGTCTTTGAAACTTAATCATATAGAAGTATAATTCCATTAATTTAAGTAAAGATTTAAGTTTAGAAGTGCCTCTAAAAATAGATTCATCATTTTCAGCCATTACATGTATAATTTCTTCAGGAGCAAACTGAATAGTATCTGCTTTTCTAGTTTGTTTTCTACCGCTAAAAAAGTTATCAGATGCTTGTTGGTTAGCTATCAAGTAGTTGTAATGATTTACAAAAGTAACAGGATCAGGTACTACTTCTACGTCATTTGCAGGTAGTAAATAAATATCATTACCATCATAATAAAAGAAAGCATTACCATCTAACATAAAGTCTAAAAAAGCTCTTCTAAAGAATCTTACTCTATCTTCAAAAGGATTAGGTTTTATGTTAAGTAGTCTATTTACTTTTTTAGCAGGACTTTGTCCTTCAACTTTAAAAGGTATTTCTGCACAAGAATTAATAATCATCTCAACAGAACGATGAACAACTTCAATTTCTCTATAAGCTTGTTCAAAATCTACAATCGTTTCTGGAGAAGCATACGGTGATAAAGCAGCAATAGACGGCTGTGCTGGATTAAGCTTTTCAGCTATCCATTCTCTGAAACCCATTTTATTATCTGCCATTTTTTGTCCTTTGTATATCTAACCAGTTTTTTATTTTAGGCGCTAAATGGTTAGAGTAAGTCTGTCCGTATAGTGAGTGTAACTGTTTATGGTGAGTAGAACATAACGTAAATAAATTTTTATGACTTAGATCATCTTCACACTCTTTTGCAAAAATAACTCTCAATTCTTTAATTTTTTCAACATTATCTACATTTTTTATGCTATTCTTATCACACCATTTACCGAACAATTCACTTACACTGTATAAATGATGTAACTCTAATTTAGTTTTACTACCACAGATATAGCAATCTTCTCTAGTTTTATAATCTTTCTTAATATAGTCTCTTATGTACTTAATAGGAAATCTTTTTAAATTGCTCAACTACCTGCCACCTCATATTATAATGCTCTGCATCTGTGTTCAATCCTACATCATCTTCTGGTAAGTTTAACACTTTCCCACCAACTGTGTCAAGATATTTTAAATTTAAATACTTCTTAAGTAAATAGGATATAATTATATCATCGCCTCTTTTAGGATAACCTATTTTATCTATATCTTTTTTTAACAAATCTAAAGCAGATTGTTTAATTAAAGTTATAGCACCTACTATAAAATCTACTTTAGCATTCTCATTCCAATGGTCAGTTAATTCTTCATATGAATTAGAAGTTTCTACTCCTGATTTTCCATAAACACCGACTATAGGTAATTGTTTATCATACATTTTTTTAACTAAAGATGGATGAGGCATTAGATCATCATCAACAATTAGTTTATAAGGTTCATCATAGTCAAAACACCTAACCCATCTTTCCATACACAACCAATTTTTTTCATTATTTATAACGTCTATGCCGTTACCTAAATAAGGAAAAGGATCATCAGGATTATTATTAACTACAGTTACAGGCATTATAGTATTATAAGTAGTTGCTATTTTATAAACATTTTTTCGTCTTTTATAATTTAATATTATTAAGCGTATATTAGCCATATATCGAAACACCACTCATTTTAGAATGAGTATATATAGCATATCTAACAGAGTCGCTAGGGTGTGAAGTCCAGTCATGAATAGGTTTAGGGTTTTCAGTATTAGGATTCCATCTATAAGAGCTCATAGCTGAGTAAGTATGTTTTCCTCCCATAGTATCAAAGTATAAATTATCATTCTCTATTAGTGACTGTAAATAAGATATACCATCATTAACAGATTTAATAGCGTTTTCGCAGTATATATCATAGTCATAAGCAAAATCAGCTTTTACTTGCTGTGCCGCAGAATCTATGTATATAGTTTCTATATTCCATCTATCTATCTGTTCTTGTATTGCAGAAGCTAATTCTGAAGTAGTAGATTCTTTAGATATATACTCATCTAGTATATAATATGAGGCACCATCATACCCTATAACAACAAATACATTCTCATCTCTATACCCAACATCGAGTCCTGCGATAATCTCCATGTATCTGTTCTCAGAATAGTCATCAACATGTTTTTTGTCATCTAAATACTCGAATATCTGTGCTTCAGTAGTTGTCCACTCACACTCATACTCTTGGGCAAATAGTGCTCTTGTAGATGTTCTTTTAGCTTCCATAACATCTTTTTCAGATAGTAAAGGATTAGCTCTCCAAGTGTGTATAGAAGAACCCCATTCTTCAAATTCATCATCTTTTCCTCTCATAAAGTAATCATATAAATAATTACCTTTACCGCGTGGAGTAGAAATCCACAAGCATCTAGAATCTTTAAAAGTAGATAGTGCGGGACGTAAATCACGAGTAAAATATTCATCATGAGGTATAATTGCAGCCTCATCTACAATTAGTAGATTAGCAGCTCTACCAACTAATGAATCTCTATTATTTGCTGATAATAGTCTAAATATAGATCCATTTACAAGTTTAACTACTTTATCTTTTTGATTAAACTTATCAACTTCTAACTCCATACTTTTAATTAAGTCAGTAACATAGTCCCATATAATAGAAGATAGTGAAAAGTTAGGTGCAACTACCATAACTTGCTGTCCAGGTTCTAGTAACTTAGCAAACGCAATTATAGCAGCAGAATAAGATTTACCAGTACGACGAGCAGCCACATGCACAAAAAATCTATTTTCTTCTAATCCTGCTAACATAGCTCTTTGAGATTCATTAAAGGACACATTCTGCGGTAACTTACTACATAACTTATCTACATTAATCTTAAAAAATTTATCATTCATTTAGGTAACATATTATATAATACAGAAAAAAGCGTTACTAAACCTGCTACAACACCACCAGCCCACAATAATGTGTGTAAAGATGTCTTACCTTGATTAGCTAATTTAGATACTTCATTGAGTTTACCATGTATAACTTTTAATTCTTGAGATATAGAAGCCATGTTCTCCATAATAATTTTATGTCGAACTTCACATACCGCCTCATGTGAGTAGATATTACCATAATAAAATTCAGCAGTAGTAGGTATCTCAAATCGGTCATCATTTATAGTAGTAAAGAATCTCATTCTTCCTTCTGCAAATACATCATCTTCTATAACATTTTTAATTGTCTTAAATAGTAGTTGTCCTGGTAATCTATATTTAACTTTATATGTTAACATGCTTCCCTCCGTTAACTGTTTATATTTTAATTATATAGTTAACGACACTAGTTGGCAAGGTAGTTGTTAAAGCAGGAATGGCTAATGCTGGTATTGTGTGCGTGTGCGCAGCATTAACGTTATCGGTCAAAGCAGTACCAGTTGCAGAGTCTTTCGCTGATGTAGCAAAAGTTCCTGTTGAATTTGTTCTACCAGCGGTTGTAGAGCCTGTAGTACCAGTTCCTGTTACGCCAGTAGCGTTAGTAATTACACTGGAAGCAGCTGCAGAACCTACTTCTGCACCTAATGTAGAGTTATTAGAACCTTTACCCATGGGAACTCTATCACGTAAGTCAGGAAGACCAAAAGTACTTGATCCGTTACCTGTTCCATATAGTGTTCCTATAGCCGCAAACAATCGTGCGTATGTAGTTCTGCTTACGTCTGCTCCAGCACAAAGTAACCAGCCCGCGTCAGGGGCAGCAGCTCCACCGAACGCTATGATTGCTCCTGATGGAACAACCTCGAATCCACCGGCAGTAGATCCATCGTGTACTATTAATGCTTCAGTTTGTGTATCGATTGAGAGTTCGCCAACAGCACCTGTAAATGCATTGTTCTGTGCTGTAGTACCTCTTCTAAGTTGTAGTGCTGTAGCCATTTATCGCTCCTTATTTCTTATTTTTATAGTGTACCACAGTCAAGGGTTCCTGTTAATATTATAGTATTAGATGCATTAGTGCCTAGAGCCACATTTCCTGATACTTTTGTTAGGGCGTCAGCAATTAAATCTAACTGACCATCAGTGCTAGAATTAATAAATATTAATGCATCTCTAAATAGTAGTTTTTTATTAGTAGTCATTGCAATATCTTGAGCATTACCATCTAAAGTGCCCCCAAGTTGAGGACTAGTATCAGCAACTACACTACCAATACCTGCACTAGCTGCCCAAGCAATATCTGTACCATCACTTGTTAGAACAGTACCGGCACCTCCCTTAGCTAGTCTAGCAGTAGCTGCTGATGCGTTACCATATATAATCGAACCTCTAGTTATAGCATCTAGGTTATTTAACTCTGTAGCAGTAGTAGTTACTGCAGTACCGCCTATCAATAGCTTATCTTTTACTATGTCTATAGTAGTGCCACCTGCTGTTAGCAATTTATTATCAGAAGTATCCCATAATAAGAAAGCACCATCAGTATCACCAAATAGTTTAAAGTCGTAACCTTGATCATTTACACCTTGAGTAAAAGTAGCACTAACTTGAACTGCTCCTTCAAAATTTGAAGTACCTTTAATAGCCAGATCATGAGCACCAGGACTGATATTACCAATAGACATATTACCACCAACATGGACGTTACCAGTAGCAGTTCCATTACCAACAGTAACGGTAGCGTTAGAAGCAACTTCTAACTTATTTGTGGCGTCTATTCCTAAACCGCCTAAAAACTTATCAACTTTTGTAGTCATAGTAACCTTTCTATCACATTTATATTATATGGTCAATATATTTATTAGAATGCTCCGCAGTCCACAGATATTACAGATCCTACAGGTTCCATTAAGTCATATGAAGGTGTAACTCTTACATCAAAAGCATCAAGACTGGTATCTGTTAGATTACCTAAGTCACTATTAGTAGAGCCAGGAGCAGCAGCGAGAGTAGTAGCTGTAGTGTAGCCTCTAATTTCCGCCCCACCAGCAGGATCTTCCCAAGAAATATCAGTCCCATCACTTGTTAAAATCTTATCCGCACCGCCAGCAGCTAGACGAGCACTAGCTCCTGATCCATTACCATAAATTATAGAGCCTCTAGTTATAGCATCTAAAAGATTTACTTCTGCAGCGGTAGTAGTAACAGCGGTACCACCAATAAATAGTTTATCTTTTGTTATATCTATCTTTGCGTTTCCTGTTGTGCCTAATGTGTCTGCAGAGGTATCCCATAACAAGAAAGATCCAGTAGTGTCACCAAATAACTT